TCTTTGTGATTAATTTTTTTCTTTGTGATTAATTTTTTTCTTTGTAATTATTTTTTTCTTTGTGATTAATTTTTTTCTTTGTGATTAATTTTTTTCTTTGTGATTAATTTTTTTCTTTGTGATTAATTTTTTTCTTTGTGATAATTTTTTTTTCTTTCTAATTTCAAAGTCTGAATCAGAACCATAATCAGAATTATTTCCGAGATCGGGAGATTGTGGCTGTTCATCATTTATAAAACTTATGGCGGTCAATGCTTGTTGACACAAATCCTGATATAATTGTTTCTTTTTCTTTTGTCCTTTGACTATTTTCATCGCCATTCCTTCCCAATAATTGTAACCATAATGAAGAAAGAGTTGGTCACCCATTGATATTTCTTTACAGGTTCTTAATTCAATAATATCGCCTTGGGTAAAACTTGAAATATTTTGTTCAAAACCAATAGGAGGATGGTTAATATATCTCCCATAGCAAGAATCAAATCTTTTTGCATCAACCCCTCTGTATCCATAAGAATAATCTAATGGTAAATTTGTAACATCCATTTTATCTGCAATATTATAAACATAATCAGATTGGACTTCTCCATCGTTTCTTATTAAAATAGTCTCGCCCTGATAATATCCTATAGATTGTTTGTTTTGTAATAACTTTCTGGCAAAAACACCATATCCTAAATCCTCTATATAACGAACTTCCAGCAACTCACTTTCTTTTGGAAATTTTTCAGCTAATTTTCTATTGATTGTTAGTAACACACCTTCTGGTTTGGAACAAGATGCTTTTATTTTATCTAAGTTTGAGTACAATTCAGGAGAGTAACACCCTAACGAATAGGCTTTCAACCATTTAAACTTTAAGCTTGCATTGATAAGAATCGGTTCGTTATCTATTTGTTTGTCTTTTTGTAAAAAGATATTTTCTTTCAATCTTTCTACAAAATCTCTTTTTTCACTTATCGTATAACGTTTTCGATTTCGCTTCTCTTTTTTTTGTGTTTGTTCTGTACTTTCATTTTTGTCTGGTTTGTCATTTGGTATAAGCANCGTCCTTCCTGTTTCTAATCCATTCAAATTTTTATCGTTGGAGTGAGAAATCTGTTTATCTCCATTTAATATATTATTAAGAAGATCTATCGGGTTTTCTTTGATCTTGTTAGAACAAGAACCACAATCAAAACTTTCCTCCGAATTATCAAAATCGTCAAAGTCATCAAAATCGTCAAAGTCATCAAAATCGTCAAATTTCTTCAATATAGGCAAATCCATTTCTAAAGCTTAATAACTTTGATCCTTTCTTTGAATTTCAAAAACTCGTTAAAAACCAAAAAATATGAAATACAAAAATCTAATATTTTTTTTCAGAAAAACTCCTAAAAAAAGGAATATAAACCGTTTTTTTATGAATGTCATTATGGACCGAAAAATTAACAAAAAAATTGAACATTATCTCACCACTTTTAAGAACGAAATAAAGAAAAAACTCGTAGAAGAAATGAAGCAAGAAGACGAAGAGAAAGTCAAAGATTTAGTTGAATATGTGTATAATTATGATCGTCTTGTTCTTTCTAAAGAAGATGTATCCAAAAGAAAAAGAATTCAAAATTCAATACCAGGATTAAATCGTTGTCATGCAAAACGAGCCAATGGAGAACAATGTACAAGAAAACAAAAAGAAGGTTATACTTACTGTGGAACACATGTAAAAGGTACACCTCATGGAGTAATTGAATTAGAACAAAAACAATCCGAATTAGTACAAGGTGAAGTATTCGCGGAAGAAATCGGTGGGATTGTGTTTTATTTAGATAAAATGAATCACGTGTATAAACCAGAAGATGTATTAAATAATAAAACGAATCCTGAAATCATTGCAACCTATGTTATAGAAAACGGAAAGTATCAAATCCCAGAATTCGGTATTTGATTCATCTTTCGTACAATGATTTCTTTTTCAAAGGATTTACGATTTTCTAATATAAATTCTTGTAAATGATGTGCTTGATCAACACCTAATTGCGGATGTGTAGATAAAATATTTAATAAACGGCTTGGTGTTAATGTTTCTTTTTTTGTTGCTTTTTTATATTGAATTTGACCATCTTTAAGATCAAAATTATCGATTTCATGTAATTTCATCATAGAGATCATTTCTTCATTGTTTTTTTTCTTATCATTACGTAATTCTTTTAGTTTTTTTTGTAAAGCACGCATTTGATTATCTACTAAAACCCATTTTTTAACGGTATCTACTAATGACTTTTCTGGTTGTATTTCCATTTATAAAAGAAATAGATATTATTTCTATTTCGTTTTTTTATATGTTATATGTTTCTAGACCCTAACCTTTTTTATATCATAATGGTATAAAATGTTATTTACAAATGTGAGATCCATAAAAAAACCAGAAATGCTTTTTACAAATTCCCGACATATAGATCAACCAAGACCTATTCCACCTTCTCATATGCCCAATTTGAAAGTAGTACAAACCACTAAATTTGTACAAAATCTAGAAGCTATCCAAGAAGTGAAAAAGAAAATCAAATGGGGGGAACCTTTTTGGAATCTATTTCATGTTTTAGCAGAAAAAGTGAAAGAAGATTCTTTTCCAGAAATACGCGATTCATTATTACAACTTATTCATACTATTTGTGTAAATCTTCCTTGTCCTGAGTGTGCTAAACATGCCACGAATTATTTGATAGCAATTCGTTACGACACCATACAAACTAAATCCGAATTAAAAGATATGTTGTATCATTTTCATAATACGGTAAATAAACGCAGACATGTTGACCTTTATCCACGAGAGCAATTAGATGAAAAATATTCAAGAGGATTATTAGGTCCTATCATTAATGAATTCTTAAAGCATTTTCAACAAAAAAGCAATAGTATCCGTATGATTTCTGACGATTTTTATCGTTTAAAAATTGGGAATAAATTACTTCTATGGTTTCAAGAAAATATTCCAAGATATTTTGAATAAATTATTTAGTTCTAAGTTTATTTACGCAAACAAATTTCGTTCTACTTGGTTTGGTACATCTTTCTACGTTACTACCAACGTTAAAGTATTGTAATCCACGTAATTTGACACGATCTATAATAGCTGCCCAACCAGCACCTACACCCCCAGCTACAATCAATGCAATGATACAATTGGGAATGGGAAAACAATTATAACTTACATTCCAAAAAATTTCTCCTAAAATTAATAAAGGAAACATTATCAGAGTTGGAATATTGTATAAAGCCAAGTTGTATTTTCCAATAGGGAAAATTAAATAGAAAAAAGTGTAAGAAAAAATAGCAATACTCATAGGAGTCGCTTCATCATAAATACCGTTCACTGAAAAAGAATTACATACTAAGGAACGTGGTTGTTGTTGACCCGACTGGTTATTACTACTGTTTAATGTTATAAGATTCGCTGCGTTGTTCGCTGCACTGTATACAGTTTTATGAAGAAAATCACTTGCATCCTTATCTGGACTGAAAAGGGCCGTAAAAACACAAGCCACAATAAGACCCACTAAATATACAAAACCTTTCAATTCATTATTAATAATAGAACCTAAAACAAAGAAACATACAAGAATGAAAGGGGATAACCGAAAAAACAAATAAAGGATAGAAGAGAGAGTTAATTTCATAGATTATTATATATTGTGCAGATAAAAACAAACCAAGATAAAAACAAAGCACAAAACAACTTAAATATATTTTCTTATTAAAGATAAGGAACAAAAAATGGGAATTCCAAGTTATTTTTCTTATATCATTAAAAACCATTCTGGTATTGTTTCTACATCAGTACAAACAATCATTCACCGACTCTATATGGATTGTAATTCCATTCTATATGATGCATATCATTCTTTTCCTTCCCAAAAAGAAGAGGAAAGAGAAGAATACATCATAAACTATACTATCCAAAAAATAAAAGAATATATCGGTAAAATAAACCCAATAGAATGTGTTTTTATTGCCTTTGATGGGGTTGCCCCTATGGCTAAAATGGAACAACAAAGAAATCGTAGATATAAATCTTGGTTTGAATCAGATATGAAACAAATGATTCACCAAAAAGAAGAAGTCAATCATACCAGTTGTATTTTTACACCTGGAACCCTTTTTATGAACAAGTTATCAGAACAAATAAAAAGAGAATTTGGAAAGGTCAATCATGTCTATAAGATAATCGTGACCACTCCCGAAGAACCAGGAGAAGGAGAACATAAATTATTTGTTCATTTGAGAAAAAGTCCTATTCAACATCCTATAGTTATCTACGGTTTAGATGCAGATCTGTTAATGTTATCCTTATGTCATTTACATGTATGTCCTTCTATTTATGTTTTTAGAGAAGCCCCTCAATTTGCTCAAGTTCTTCTGGAGAATCCTCAAGAAAAGGAAGAACTTTTTTTCTTAAATATTGGAAAATTAGGAAGATCTATTACACATGAAATGAAGGTTTCTTGTCCTCATCCAAGACGTATGTATGATTATGTTTTTTTATGTTTTTTTTTAGGAAATGATTTCTTACCACATTTTCCTTCTTTAAATATACGAACTTTTGGTATTCAACGGTTATTAGATGTCTATAGAAAATATATTGGAAATAAACCCCATTGTTTTCTCTTGTCTGATGATTCTGAAAAAAAAATTGTATGGAGAGAACTTACCAAATTTATTCAAGAATTAGCCAAATTAGAACACGAATTTTTGAAACAAGAATATGAATACCGAAACAAACGAACTTTTTCACTTACAAAAAACAAAACGGTTGAAGAACGTGAAGAATTGTTTTTAAATACCCCTCTAATTTATCGTGGAGAGGAAATTTTTATTTGTCCTACTAAAAAAGGATGGGAAGAAAGATATTATCTAACTCTTTTTCATAATAAAGAGATATCGGAAGTTTGTACTCACTTCTTAGATGGGCTAGAATGGGTAAGGGGATATTATTTTGGAGATGGAGATATTCGGTGGAAATGGAAATACCCTTATGCTTATCCACCATTATTACAAGATTTAATAAAACAGATGGATTTTTATTCCAATGAAAGTAGAAAGATTATGGATGTGGACGAAAAACCATTTCACCCTTATACTCAATTGAGTTATGTCTTACCCCCTATTTTCCAACAACGTTTATTACCACCTTCAGTGTATCTTTATTTACAAAAATGGGAAAAATTATTTCCAAAAGAAGATTTACAATTCAAATGGGCTTTTAAGAGATATTTTTGGGAAAGTCATGTCATATTACCAGAAGTACCAGATGAAACGATGGAAGAATGGGATACTCATTTCAGGAATATGAAATATTAGTTTTTCTCCAAGAACGTTGTTTGTCTTTACACACGCAAACACATACATATACATACATAATGAGTACAAGAAAGAATCAATTCCTTTTGACACAGGCAAAGACCAATCATTTGTATATGCATTTAGAAGATTCTATTTTGATTGGAGAGGAAATAAAAGAGGATGAAGATCCAGGAAAAGGAGTTTTTACTTATATAAGTTTAAAAAAAGGTGAAATGGTAACTTTTTATAGTGGTTGGATTATTTCACGAAATGATGCTGATCTATTACGAAAAGAAAATACACATTCTCATATTATTACTAGAACATATTGTGTAGATAGTATTTTAGGCATTGAAACTATGAGTGAACTGAATTCTTTTATGTACGATGGGCTTGGGTCTTTTATTAATGATTCAGACGAACCAAATGTAGAAGTAGTCAATGTAGATGGTCATTTATTGGTGAAGGCATTACGAAATATACAATCCCATGAAGAATTGTATATATCTTATGGAAAACGATATTGGGAGCAATCGTATGAACGTACAGAAAAAGGAGAAGCACTCCGAAAAGAAATTATTGCTAGATCTAAAATCACTACGTTTTCACTTGCCCCTACAAGAGAATTAAGACGATTTTAGATTTTTAAAAATGTGTGCGAAAAAAAATAAAAAAGATATTGTCTTATTACAAAAAACAAAACCAAATAATCATAAAATGATCATCCTATATATTTTAATAGTATGTTATCTTTTGTTTCTTATATGTGCAAAAATATATTCTCCATTTTGGTTTCATCAACCGGTTTATCATATTTATGAAATATACCCCAGATTTGTTTATAGACCCTATCTTAAATTACCACAAATTGAAAAACGTCGTCCAAATTCTTATTGTGATTTTGTACATATGGACACGTTTTTTCTTTCTGATATGAATGATTCACAAATTAAAAAAATAACATCCTTTTTAAAAACATATTATTTACAAACAGAACATTTTTTATTTGATATTACTACGTCCATTTTACAAAAACAATTTACTGGGATGTCTATGATAACTACACAGTATGAAGACAAATTTTATGAAGTTAATAATAATATTCAAAAAAAAAGGGATGAAGAAAATCCATTAGGTTGTATTCTTTCTAGACCACTCTATCTCTTTTTTNCTTTATACGAAGAGAAGTATGTTTTGTNTTATATGGATTATATTTGTCAAAAGAAAGGTAAACAAAACAGTCGTTCCTTAATTCAAACCCATATTCATCAAGCACATCAACAAGTGTCTGATATCAAAGTTCATTTATTTAAAAAAGAAGTTCATCTATGTAATGGAATTGTTCCTCTTGTTCATTGTCAAACCTTTACATTTTTTTTAGAAGAGACTCCTATACAAAAACTTCCGATTGGATTATCAATAAGAAGAATCAGTTCAAAAGAAATCAATACGTGGCGTGCTTTATATTATCAAATTCTTTCTTATTTTGAAGTGGTTCTTCTTCCAGAAATAAATATTACTATTCAATGGATTCTTGATGAAATTTATCATATTTATATTTTATTATACATAGATCCGAATAAAATACAACATGTTTATGGGGTATACTTTTTTCAAAACAAACATACGATTTGGGATGTCCAAGAAAAACAAGAAAAAAATCATGTCATGCAATTACAGAGTTCAATGAAATCACCATTATGTTCAGAACTTTTCTTTTTTCGTGGTTTCTTACATTCTATACGATCGTTTCTCTTGGAACATAAAGAAATAGGTATTTTAGTAATGGAATCAATCAGTGATAATATCATTATTTTAAATAGATGGCAAGAAAAATATCCTTTACGAAATGAAACGGATACTGCTTATTACTTATATAATTTAGTTTATCCAAAAAGTCCCATACAAAATAGTCGTTTTTTTCTATTGTAGCTATGCAAGATCATCTTCTATTTTTGTATCCATATTTTGTAAATATTGTTGTGCAACAGTAAGAGGCACAAATGCAGTAGATCCATTGTACTGAAAAAAGTTTTCATATTCTTGTAATCCATCATCATCTTGATAAAATTTAAAAGGAACAATATTGCCACCGTACCATTTGATAATATTTAAAAATTGATTGGAATTCTTATCAGAAATATTTATTCCAAATCCCGGTATCACCATTAACCATTTTTGATCTTTAATACTTTTTCCATCTGGTGTTAAAATCAAGGGTTTCTTTTTTGAAGTTAATAAAATACTATCTTCCGTACTACTGAGTTGATTAGAATTACTAGATTCTAATGATATAAATTTAGTAAATGTAGAATTTTTGGTATAATCTGGTATATAAGAAATATCTACTACAAATATAATTTTATTATCCAAGGACGATAATAATGTATCCGCATTTAGTTTTTGTCTATGGACACGCGGTCCAAGATTATCCTCTATACTCGCAGCCATTTTATCTAGAATGGATAAATTTTTAGATTTAATACGTAAATGAATAAATAACGGGTCTGTGCTATTAGGTATAGGAGAACTAAATGCCGAGGTAGATATTTTTTTACATAAATCATCAAACGTGATTTTTTGTCCTGTTTCTATACTACTAAAATTACGACTAGAAGAATATCCAAGTGTAGGAATATTTTCCACCGAATATATTTCAAAATCTATAAACCGACAACCTTTCTTCAATACATTTACGACCATTCCTAAATCTATTTGTTGAGAATTATTTAAAGCTGTATTGAAAGAACTTTTTATTACGTATTGATTTAACGGTAAACTTTTGTTTTTAGCTCCAGAAATAGAATAAAACGTTTCAACTACTGGAATTTCTTCTTTTTGTTTTTGTTGAAGTAGAAATTGTCTTTTCTTCACTAGACGAAGCAGAATGTAGAAACAAATAATAAAAAGAAACAGAAAAAGAATTTTTATCATGATAGTAGTTCTAGTATTATTATTAAACGAGAGAAAAAATTATGCTCGGGATAAAAAAACGGTGGATAGATCATTAGATAATTGAAAGAAGCGGAAGAAGTTAAAGAAATATTAAGGTATATCATAAATGTCTGGTGGATTATTAAATTTAATCGCTATTGGAAATGCAAATGTTTTTCTAACGGGAAATCCATCCAAAACGTTTTTTAGAACGACTTATTGTAAGTATTCTAATTTCGGTTTACAAAAATTTCGTATAGATTATACAGGTTCGCGTGATTTAAGAACCACAGAAGCAAGTACTTTTAAATTTAAAATACCACGTTATGCGGATTTATTAATGGATACTTATTTAGTTATCACTATACCAGATATATGGAGCCCTGTTTATCCTCCTACCTCAGATACAAACGAAAAATATATCCCTTATGAGTTTCGTTGGATAGAAGATTTAGGAACGAATTTAATTACAGAAATTGAAATTAATTGTGGTTCTTTTTGTTTAGCAAGATATTCTGGTGCTTATTTGGCAGCTATGGTAGATCGTGATTTTACTTCTGAAAAGAAACAATTATTTAAACATATGACAGGGAATGTACCAGAATTAAATGATCCGGCAAATGCTTTTGGTCGTTCTAATACTTACCCCAATGCCTTTAATTATGAAACAGAAGAATATTCATCGGGTACAGAACCATCTATAAGAGGTAGAAATTTATATATTCCATTAAATGCATGGTTTACATTAAATAGTCGTTGTGCTTTCCCCATGATTGCTCTACAATATAATGAATTAGAAATCAATGTCACATTAAGATCCATTCAAGAATTATTTCAGGTAAGAGATGTTTTTGATTCTACGGATAATTTTCCTTATGTGAAACCTGATTTTACTCAAAGACGTTTTCAAATGTTTCAATTTTTACAAAGTCCATTGACCCAAAGTATATTAGATGAAGAAGCTTATAACAATACATTTAATACATGGAATTCAGATGTTCATTTATTATGTAATTATGCATTTTTATCCAAAGAAGAATCAAAACAATTTGCACAAGAAGATCAAGTGTATTTAGTGAAAGAAGTGATTTCGTATAATTTTCAAAATATATCCGGTACACAAAAAGTGAAATTAGAAAATAGTACAGGAATGGTTTCTAGTTGGATGTGGTATTTTCAACGTAATGATGTGACTATGAGAAATGAATGGTCCAATTATACAAATTGGCCTTATCGTAGTTTACCAGCGGATATAACTCTTGTAACAGGAACCTTAGTCAGTCAACCAGATGGAATGAATACTGGTTTATTTATTTCAGGACCATTGCAACCATGTAATTTGAAAGAAATCATGTTAACGATGGGTATTCTTTTAGATGGAAAATATCGTGAAAATACTTTACCTAGAGGGGTTTTTGATTATATTGAAAAATATACACGAACCAATTCTTTTGCGAAAGAAGGAGTATATTGTTATCAATTTTGTTTGGATACTAACCCGAACACATATCAACCTTCTGGTGCAATCAATTTAGGAAAATTTAAAAACATTGAATTAGAATTTACTACTCTCATACCAGAAATTGATAAAATGAATTCGAATTATCAAATTTTATGTGATGATAATGGTAATGCGATTGGTATAAATAAAAGTAGTTGGAAATTATATGAATACACGTATAATTTAGTATTGTTTGAAGAAAGATATAATATCATTTCTTTTATTGGAGGAAATTGTGGAATGTTATATGCAAAATAGTATCTTTAGTTTGAAAAATAAAGGTATAGGCAAAGAATAAGAGAAGGAATGGAAGATTCTACTTTTTGGATTAAAAAAATAGAAAATTTTAGAGGTAAGAAGAAGGGGAGAAGTATTATAGGCGGGAAGAAAAAAAAGAAGTCATCGGCCACACCAGCAGCTGAAAGCAGTGCACAAGGAGAAGGGGGTGGACAAGGAGAAGGGGGTGGACAAGGAGAGAGCAGTGGACAAGCAAAAAGCAGTGAACAATCTAAAAAAGCAGAAGAGGAAAAAGTCCAACAGGAACAAACACCTAAAAAAAAAAAAGAAAAAAAAGAAAAAAGGATTAAGACGATTGAAAGCGAAAGAAAAAAGTCCTTTTAAAAAAGATAAACCAATATGGTGCCATTTAAGACCAGTGAATAAACGAAATTTAAAAAAACCTTCTGGATGGCACAATTTATTCGAATGGATTCTTTATTTTATTCCTTGTTTGATAAAAAAATTAGCAGAAAAAATAACGTATTTACTCAAAGGAGACAAAAAAAGTATTGAATATGCCAAAAAATGGTTTATTCGTTCTTCTTTTGAATTTTGTTATATTTTTATTGCCTATTATTTTACTTATTGTATCTTTTATAATGTTCATATTGAGAAATTAAAAGGGATTGAAGATTTTTTGTATGGAAATGGTGATTTTTCTAATAAATTGGATTTGGGTATTGTAGAGAATATAAAAAGTAATCTGTCAAAAATTGGAAACAGTGACCCAGATTTTAAAGGTACATCTCCATTTGAAACTAGTCCAGTTGACACAACTTTTGGAAACAGTGACCCAATTTTAAACAGTGCCCAAGATTTTAAACAAGATACATCTCTATTTAACGATCCATTTGAAACTAGTAGTCCAGTTGACACAAACAAGGTTCTACAAAGCGGAGGTATGGGTATGGAGTCTCTTATGGGTGCGATGGGTCCCGGAAAAAATTTGATGGGTTCAGCTAAAGGTGCAACAAAATCGTTGGGTGCCATCAGTTCAGCAATGCAGTTTGGAGTTTCATCCCTCTTCACTCTTATTTGTGGATATTTCACTGCATGTATGTATGTTTTACCTAATATTTTTTCATTTAGTCTTAGTACAGCACTACCAAAATTATTTAAAGCGTTAAAAATACAAGATTCTTATGCATGTACGTTTTTCTTAATTTTTGTCATCATGTATATTATCGTTTACTTTTTATTAGATAAATTTGGGCAAATGTTTTTAAATGTGTTTTATTGGAAGCCAGATAAATCCATGATTATTTTTATCATCATTGGATGGGTCATTTCATTCGGTGATATTATGAAAGTACCAACAGGCGAGGACCCAATAGAAGGTATGAAAAATAAACTTAAACGATTACAAATTTTTGGTCCTACTCTTATCGCTATAGGGTATTTAGTTCATTTAGCTTTATCTATTGGTCTCAGTGGTATTGCAACCGTTCTTTTCTTATTTTTCTTTTTTAGTACCTGTCTTGGAATATTTCTTCCTAGCGATTTTTATTCAAAAGTACAAGAATATGTGATGAAACACTCTACAGATGATTTTGATCAATTTGGATTTCTCACTAACGAACAGAAGAACAAAATTCGTCCAATGTTAGATAACACAATAGGAACAGGTACTGTCATTCCATCGACAGAAGCGTTTATTAGTGGTGGGAATCCTGAAGGAAAAGCAGAAGAGCTTGTTGTTTCAGGAGTTGGGACAGTATTAAAAAATTCTGCGTTAAATCATTTTTTACAGAAATGTGTGTATCCGTTTTTTCTAGTTGTCATTCTGTTTCTTTTCTTTCTATACAAGTTTTTAGAAAGCATTATCGTTATTGCAACCCCAAAACGTGGGTCTGGTAGATCAGGGATAGTTGAATTTTGGGCACCCATAACGGTTATCAATTTTATTTTAGTAGTCGTATGTGGTTACTTTTACTTGAAACCACCATTTCAGTCGTCTCCACCTAACGATTTGGATAAAGACACATGATCCAATCCATAAACAAGAAATATGTATTCCTACAGAATGCATATAAAAATACAAATTCTAAAAACTAAAAAATGCCTCCAAAAAAAAATAAACCTTTTGTTAGTATTTGTACTCCGACTTTTAACAGACGACCATTTATTCCCATCATGTTGGAATGTTTTCGTAATCAAGATTATCCGAAAGACCGAATGGAATGGATTATTGTTGATGATGGAACTGATAAAATTGAAGATTTGATAAAAGCTGCTAATATTCCACAAATCCAATATTATTCGGTTCCTAATAAGATGACATTAGGTGCCAAGCGCAACTTAACCCATTCTAAAACAAAAGGTTCTATTTTAGTGTATATGGATGATGACGATTATTACCCACCGGAACGTGTATCTCATGCCGTTCAAAAATTACAAGAAAACCCTCACGCTTTATGTGCTGGGGCGAGTGAAATCTATGTATATTTTAAACATATTCAAAAAATGTATCAAGCGGGTCCTTATGGACCTAATCATGCAACTGCTGGAACTTTTGCTTTTCGTAGAGAATTATTGGATCAAACAAGATACAATGAAAACGCAGCCTTAGCAGAAGAAAAAGAATTTTTAAAAGATTATACAATTCCTTTTGTTCAACTCGATCCATTAAAATGTATTCTTGTATTTGCACATATTCAAAATACGTTTGATAAACGAAAATTATTAGAAAATGAAAATCAGTTTTTCAAACAATCGGACAAGAAAATTGAAGAATTTATTCGTTATGATGCGGAAGCCAATATTAAACGTTTTTTCTTGAAAGAAATTGATCAGAAACTAGCTCAATATAAACCAGGTGATCCTATTATGAAACCAGATGTATTAAAACAAATCAAAGTGATTGATGCACAAAGAGAAGAACTAATCAAATCACAACAACCAAATCAAATTATGTTACAACAACCTGGTTCAGATCCTAGACCATTATCTATAGAAGAAGTGGTTCAATTGATTCAAGAACAACAGAAACAAATAGAAATGAAAAATAAAGAGATTGAGAGTTTGAAATCACGAATATCGTTTTTAGAATCTCAGTCAAATATAAAACCATTACCAATGGCACCTGTTACATTTCCACCCTCTTATTCTCCCCCATTCCAAATGGGACTGAAATTAAAATCTACACCAGAAGTGATGGTAAGTATTTAACAATTTGTAATTTCCTCTGGTTTTATTGTGAAAAATTCAGTATTTTGACCTATTTTTTCTACAATCACTTTTACTTCTTTTTCAATATCAGGAAAAATGATTCGGCTCAAAGCATAATCAATTCCTCCATCCATAAAACACAAACTATTTGCAGAAGATACGTAATAAGTTTTCTTATTTGGGTTTGAGACATAATCTTGAATTTTCATCGTTTTTGCTTCAAATCCATATTGTTTTATTTTTTCTGTATATGTTTCACTTAATGAAATAAATATAATAGGCATTTAATTTTTAATTATTCTATTTAATTTTACACATAAACAAACGCAAACATGTGAATGAAGTTTTTTTTTGATCGTTATCAGAAAAAAACTATCGTATGGAAGCACTTCCATTAAGAACACATAATTCGGTTTCTTGATAGATTCTTCGAAATTGATTATCATTGTTTTTGTATTTTTCTTGGAATTCTTGAAATTTTTCAATATTCCTTTCAGACAAGTCTACATTTTTATGTCGGTCATCCATCATATCATATCCTTTTTCCATGAGTTCTTCAATCGTTTTCTTTTTTTGTACCAATTCCCATTTGTTACCTTTATACACAGATGCATAAGGTAATTTACGATTTGAAATTTTTACGTTATGGTTTTCTGGATGGTCACGATGAAAGTGTAAGTTTTTTATAATACAAGGAATACTCTCGTAAGGATTTTTTATCATTTCTCGTATAAATTTATCGTGAAAGTAATCTAAATTTTCATGACCATACACATTTATGTGAATATTAGTTTGATTTTCAATATTTGTATGGTGGACAACTTTGGTTTCTTTCAGATCATCAATTTGCTTCTGAAGTTCAGCCTTTTCTGATTCATGTCGGGCTTCTAAAGTAGCCATTTCATTTAAGTAATTTTTTTGTATTCCTTCCATTTTATGACAATCTTTTTTGTGTCTACTTAACCCTTGTTTATGCTGGTAAGCTTTTCCACAGTCGCAAAGAAACAAGGTATTTGGAGTGGAACGTATTTTATGACTATTGGTTTTCAAATGTCTTTGAAATAATTTATGATTTGGAAACGTTTTACTACAAACAACACAATTTTCCATTCTAATATAAGTCTATTTTTTGTTTAAGTCCATGTAACCATAATGTCACCATTTCGTCCCCCTAAAGTAACCATTTCATGCCCTTCCGAGCCAAAAATAAAAAAAGTATAATTAATTGTTACGTATTTCAATCATAAAAAAGAAGGAGAAAAAAGCTTAGCATTTCGTACCCATTATTTTAGAGGGGGGGGGGAAGAAAAAAGTCCAGAAAGTATTTCAAAAAAAGGAAAAAAGAATATTTTCATCCATTTTTCTTTTTCTAGGATGAAAACTTTTTCTAGAAAAAGGGAAAAAGAAAAAGGAAAAGGAAAGTTTCGGATCAAAGGGATGAAAAAGATAGGAAAGAATAGGATTTCTTAGTGGAACTAGAACGTTTACGTCTTCTTTTGGTACTTCCTTTTTTCGAAGAATTATTGTCAATCGGAATAAAAGAACAATGTAATTTATCACCAGAAACAGTACAGTTCATATAACCATAACCAACTTTATCTACCAATTGGACTACATTATATTGATATTCAGTAGTTGTATTTTTAATTGTTCCCTTTCTTAGTAATTCGGGAGGATTTGTATAAGAATCTAATTCAGCCCCTCCTGTACCAATAATATATTGATGAATGTTTAGTGTTTCTTTTTCTCTCGTTAATTGTATCTTAGCTTCTAAATACAAATGATAATCTGCACTAAAAATAAAAAATTCTTTGGTATTATCTTGTCGGAATGTATTGATATAAAATAAAATATCATATAATTCAGGATGATAAGTAAGATCTTGAATACTTTCTTTTTTTTCTTTTACAGTTATAACAGGATGATGCATACATAGCCATATTTCACCTTTCTTGTCATGTTTTTCCAAAACACGTTGTAATTCGTTTCTCTGTACTTCAAATAGTTTGTTTTGTAATTCTGTATAGTCGGATATGTTTTGTAATTCGGGAACAATAGATTTATAACATTCCAATTCTTCTAATAGATTCTCTGATTTTTCTGATTTTTCTTTCTGGACTGATTTTTCTTTCTGGACTGATTTTTCTTTCTTCTCTGAATTTTCTTCTTTGGCGGAATTCTTTTTTTGTACACAATAAATAGTTGAATCAATCATTAATAATAAATGTTTTCCAATCTTTCTGGTCATAATAAGTTTATTTCGTATATCAAAAGAAGGATAACGAAAATCAGATCCATTTTTATTGGCTTTTTTCATAAAAGATATTTCTTCTTTAACGATTTGACATGTATCAAGTGAATTGGGATTATCCGTATCGTGATTTCCAAATAATATATATTTTGTTACAGGAATTTTTGTCAAACATTGAAAACCACTCAACATATTTGGTATATTATATTTTTTTAACGCATTCAGTTTGATTGGATACTGATTATCTCCTAAAATGACTAGAAAATCATTAATTTCTTTTCTTACAGATCGTAGTACAGATGCCATAGGTGTTTGAGGTGAATATATGTTACATGGAACGACGTTTTTATTCCAACACCCAAAAACAGAGAAATGTGCCATTATATCTTAGGGGTTTAGAAAAAAACATTCCTTTTGTTTTTCACAAGAATAAAAAATCAAAAAAAATTAAGTTTTTCCTTTCACTATTTTATATAGAAAAATGATCACCAATAACGACTTAATTGATACTATTTACAAAATATCTCAATTAGAAGAGAATATAGATCGTTTAGATTTACGATATTTATTGAAATATCAAAAATTGAATGCCTATTTTTGTGTGAAATATTTATTAGATCCCAATGATCAATATGCGGCATGTGAAGAAGAAAAATATATTGATGTATATGATGTGTTACATTATCAATCTCATATTCTAGAGAAAGATTTACTCGAAGAATTAAAAAAACAACATAATATTGTGATCCCATTACAAATATTACGTGAATTGAAAAAAGAAAAATGAGTGTTATATACTCGTATCGCTTAATGATTCATCATCTTCTTTAAAATCATCCATTTCTTTTTTGGTATTCTTGTCTAAGAAACGATACATTCTTTTGATATCTAATAAATCTAAATCACTTCTTTCAATCCAATCACGAATCAAGTACATTTTTTCGTTATCATTATAAAATGTTTCTCCTAATACAATTCGTAGTTCTTGAAATAAGTTATTACAATCTTTCTTATCCATATTTAATTTTTGTCCAATATTTAATAAAAACAATTGATTATTATACTCTGTAGAATATTTTGTTAATACTTTTGTAAATTCAATTTCTTCTAGTTTAATAGAATGTTTTATAAGAGGATATTGCTCATGATATAATTTATTGTTATAAAATGTTTTTACAAGAGAACCCATTTCATTAAATTGCCATATTTGACTTTGAAAAGTGATTCTGCTTATATAATCTGCAAAACAAATATTATCTAACAATCTATTATAAAAAGGAAAAGAAACGGTTGGGTGTAAAGGTGATAAACAAGAAGCAATATTTTCATGCCATAATAAAGAAACAGTGGTTCGGTCTGTTTCATTCATAAAAATAGTATGATCTTTTAAAGGTATATTTTTTTGTAATAGTTTCCATGTGATTTTTTTAGCATCTTCGTTTCCTAATTTAATTTGAAAAATACTTTGCAATGTATATGAATTTAATAAAGACGGTTTTTTTCTACCTAATTCGCATAAAAATTTCAGTTT